CAGTCGAGAAATCGATATAAGTCCAATGGTCTCCGAGATGCTGTGGGAACACGACACGTGGGGGTACCTAGTAGAAATGATTATCACTACATGGCAACTCCTCAAGCCTAATAAGCTTGATCCAACAGTACTACGGGAGGGCTCATATCTTGAGTCCCTTCTCCACTATGTTTTTAGCCTAGCTATAGACGAAAAGGGGAAGGAAGTAGACATCATTAAATATGTTGAAAATCTTAAGGAATTTGCCCTCGAATGTCGAGAGCGCTTCGTGAACTCAGTTGACGACTACAAGAAGCGAAATCACGAGATACTAAATCCTTGCCCGAAAAAGTATCTTGCTCAAATCTCTACCTGGGTAAAGTCATTGCCTACTCCCTTCAAAAAGGAACTTAGCATGACCGACTGGGTTGAGACTCTCGCGCCTAGTGATAATGAGGAGCTCAAAAAGCAAATCAACACAACAAAAGAAGGTGTACGGGTGATCAATAGCCTATTCAGAGTCAGCACTCGTGTTGACTCAGCGGTTAATACTGCATGGGTAGCCAGGTCCGGCTGTTTGGAACGTTCGATCCAAACGGGTGGAGCACTTTCCTTGATAACATCGAGGATACCTGGGGAAATTAGACAGGGGCTTCAAACCCTACCGCTATTTGATAAGTTAAGGTTACTTCCGAGGATCTTCCACAATCTATGGGAATCCTGCGTTGCTGACGTACGACAGTACGCCCACAACTGCGGACCGGATTGCAAACAAGAGCTACATTGCCCTATATTGCATTCAGTAGTACAAAGCCGGGGATGGAAAAACCGGCATCTAACTATGAATCTAAGTTCATTACAATATCTCGCTTCAGTACTTCAAAAGAGCTGCACAAAATGGCTAAAAAATATGCCTATAACAGCTGAAGGATTAACGGAGCGACCAAACTGGATTGAAAGTTTTAGTAAGGTGTATAAGAGGTACCGAGGTACGCTCAGTGACTTTCATCCTGCGGTGTTTATAATGAGCGGTGATTTGGAAGGATGTACGAATAGGTTTATACCGGAAGTTTCACAAAATCTTACGCTTAGAGCTCTATCGTTCTTTAGTGTAATGTCCGAGGACATAGAAAATATTGTAAAGCTCTCTTTGGGCAGATACAATATATTCTTCCAAAGCGATGAGATAACACTCATGCGGACAGCAGAAGATGTGAAAGAAGTTTATGATAGGTTATACGAAATAGAGGAGAACAAGCAAATTCCACGTGTGCACCAAAAGATTGGACAGCACATGAGCTCTTCTCTATCCTTCCCTGTTATGGGAGGAATGCATCAATGCATATTCGATAGTATAATCAACGCAAATCTCGAATTTCCCGATCCAGGTGATAGCAGGATCAGACAGTTTCTGAGGAGACTCAGGAACGGTAACGGCACTTGTGAATACAAGTTCGGTTGGTACGACAGTGGAAGGAAGTGGATTCCGACCAAAGCACTCAAAGCAATGTTTCCCAAAATGGAAATTAGGGAACTCAGAGCTAGAAAGCTGTTTACTCTGATGAAGGAGTATGTCGATCGTTTCCAAGGCTATGCCAAAAGATACGAATTCCGACTTGACTGTAAGTTCAAAACTAACGATGGTAAGGATATACAACCTGAAATCGAAAGTGGAAAAACAGAATACAAGGCGCCTGGGGAAGGCCGAAATATTTGCGAAACTAATAGTTTCATTGATAATCAACAGTTCACTTCTTGGGCTAAACACCTAAGAGAGGGGTGCTGCATCATCACTTTCAATATAAGTAAAAATGAAACTAAACATAGAACACTCTACACGTCCGACTCCGCTCTGTGGTCAAAAAGATTCAACGCCAAAGGGATACCGAACGGCAAATATCAACTCAGTAGTGCAACTGAGTGGACGAAAATAGAGATTGAGGAACAAGAGGTGGTAAGTTGGGGGAAGATACGTCCTATCATTCAAGATATGTACGCCCACTCCACTGGTGACGATCACATTGTCCTCGCGTTCGAATTAAGTAAGATTAAGAGTTACCAGAAGACATGTATAACTGCATTCAATCAGAAATACAGTCGACGCGCAAATTTTATAAGCAACACAAGAGCCACAACCGATTGGTGCGGGATGGTTATTGCTGAGCGCCTGGGCTACGTTGACAAACGTAACAAGTGTATACGACCAATGCCTTATGTAAAAGTGAAGCAAATGGTAGTTGAAAACTCTGAATCTAAGAGCAGCTGGATGGACCGCTCTACATCGATCAGGACTCAACTCCTAAAGGAGTTCCTAAAAAGGAGTCATGTGAATCAGATTGCTCTGTATCGCATGATAGAGAATGCCGAATATATCTTCTATTTAAACAACAGGAGATCAATCGACTATATGATCGAGAATAGTATAGATCCTCGTCTCCACCCAAAACTAGGAGGCTACGGAATCTATGATAGGTTAAAACAGCCAATTAACGAACTTACTTCTAAGCACCTTTCAATCATTAGGCATTATCAGCTTAAAAGAAGGGATCTTCTTCCAACATACGTGAAGAGGTTCCGAAGGATCGCTAATCGTTTTAGAGTTACAATTCCGAAAGGGACGCGACTCTATAACGTGGGACCACACCCAATTTATAGGCGTGAGTTCAAGGAGACCATGTACACCGAATTCGGCTGGATTGCCGCACTTGACAAAGTGGGGAAAACGACGGTCGTGGACTATTTCACCATAGCTGAAGAAATGAAGCAATTGGTTAATCTCCATTATTCAATACTGGAACCAATGCTATACTCATTGGGCGAGATAACGAGAAGGTTCGGAACAGAGTTCCAGATCAACCCGGCATACCGCTCAAGGATCAATGAGCATCCAGATATATCTCTTATATTAAAGGACATAGACGTTGACGAACGGATATTGTTCGTAGACTATCCTACTCTACAGGCTTATAATTACATTAGGCATAGACATGAGGTTCTTACCGAAAATGTCAGCGACTACCGAACAGGTAGATCGTATGCGGGCCAGGAGAGTGTATACAAAGATCCCTTTGACAAGGATGATGTGTACCGATATCAACAAGCGCAAAACGGCTACCAGACCGAATTGTACTTAGATGAATTCGAGAAGATAGTAAGCTTGGACCTTACCAGGCAATTCAAGTGAAAAACCTTGCAAGTCCCGTAACACGGCAGTCTCTACAGATTCGAAACTGACTGAGACT